CAGAGCATCAGCAGCCGAACCACAGACAGCAGTATCACGTTCTGCTCGACACTGCCTTATGCAGCAATACACAACGATGGAGGCGAGATAAAGGTGACGGCGAGGATGAAGCGATTCTTCTGGCACAAGTACCATGAGGCGACAGGCTCATTCGGGCGCAAGAAGAATGGTGAGAGACGCAACGACAAGCGCACCGTACAACTGAGCACCGAGGCGGAGTTCTGGAAGCACATGGCTCTGATGAAAGAAGGCAAGAGCATCAAGATACCGCGCCGCAGATTTCTTGGAGCATCGCCAGAAGTGGAGCAAGCGGTCAAGGACATCATCGAGGAGAACCTTGCAGAGTATTTTGAACACGAATATAAATTGAAATGAGAAAGGAATTATTCAACGCCATTAAAGCAAAACTGGCGAGCGATGTGCCTGAAGTGCAGCACATCGATTTGTGGAACCACAATGTGGAGTTTGTAGAGCAGGAAGAAGGATGGGCGCGTCCAGCCGTCTTTGTGGAGTTTGGAAAGATAGAGTGGTCGCCATTTCAAGGCGGCAGTCAGCGTGGCAAGGGACTTGTTACTATTCACCTTGTGACAGACTGGGCTGACGGTGGCCATGATGCAGCTTTCGACCTTTGCCACCAGGTGCATACAGCCCTTGACGGATTGAGTGGTGATGATTTTAACGGTATGGCGCTTGTTGAGACGAACACCAATCACAACCACGAAGAGATACTTGAAAGCATCGACTGTTATGCGGTGCGTTACCTATTGCGATAAACCGCCCATGTCGCAACGATTTAGCCCCGACGGATAATTTACCGCCGGGGCTTTTTAATGCCGTTAGAATCGAATTATAACGCCGTTAGGCGGCATCGGTGAACAACATCATGTCTGTGTAGTGCGAGCTGTAGTTCACTGTGGCGTTGAACTCCACCTTGTGGCAGTTCTTGAATGGGTTGCCCACGGTCGGGTTCTTGCCCATCCATTCACAAAGCTCAATAATGGATGACTTGTTGGAAGTGAAATATATAAAGTGATGTCCGGCAAGAATGGTCAGCACATCGAGGTAGTCGGAAAGTTTCCAGTACATATTATATGTGCCAACGTCGGTGGATAGATAGGGCGGATCAACAAGGTACACAACATTCGGCATGTCTTTGTATCGGGCGAACACCTCTTTGTAGTCGCATGATACTACTGTGATACCTTCAAGATAGTCCTCACAAGTAGGATAGTCTGACTTGCGGAGATTGTTGTATAGAGCCTCCTTCTTCATTTCGGGGATGCTCAATTTGTATTTCATGGAGAACATCAGTCCGGAAGAAATGGTGATGAAGTCAATGTACCCGACCTCTCGTTCCTCTTGCTCCAAACGAGCGAATATGCGGTCGCGCAGTTCACCACGGATGCAGCTGTGCTTGGGTATGCCTTCCGTCTCCACCATTTTGCGCAGGTCAGCCAAAAGGTGGTTGGTCTGCGGGATGTGCTGTAGGCGGTTGCGGTAGCCGTCGAAGTCGTTGTATATGACTGTGGCATTTGGCTTCTGGCACTTGGTGATGTGCGACAGCAGACCCGAACCGCCGAACAAATCCACGAATACTGTGTCCTCTGGATATTGTTTTAGAACCTTGATAAACTCACGCGCGAACATGCGCTTCTGCCCCACGAAAGGGAGCGGTGCCGATAAATACTGCTTTCTCATGCCTTATACGTTCAGTTCAAATCTCACGTTCTCGTTTCCGTCGAGCAACTGGCGTGTGTGGCTGATGTTGTTCTCGTAGATATGCACATTCGCAAGGTTCAGCGTGATGGACTTCAAAGGGAGGTCAATCTGCCGGGCCATAAGGTAGAGGTGGTAGATGTCCGCTGGCAAGCCGAGGTTCGCATCCGAACTGCGCTGGTAAGCCGACACCACTAATTCGTCGTTCTCAATCTGGAACTGAACGAGTGACAGACACGGTGCCTGGTTTGTCTCCGCATCGGTGGAGCCGAGGAACAGCACATAGTTCTTGCTGTTGCGCTTCTCGCGGTTGATTTTGGCGATGAGAGGCGGCAACTTCTCAAAATAGGTAGGGTAGGAGTTTACGAGAATGGCACCGCAGTAGTCCCACCAGTTGATGCCCACCTCGCGATACTTCTCCACATTGCGTTCACCCTGCATGAAGAGCTGCAGCTCGTTCTTTAACTTCTTTCGTGCGATGCCGTGCCCCTCGAATATGTCGAGCAGGTCAGCAGGGGAGAGCACCAACTGCTCGTTGAGCAGGTAACGTATGTTTCCCTTCTTGTTAGTCTGGCACTTGCCCAGAGTAAGTACCTTCTGTAAAATTTGATGGTATTTGTTCATAACCGTTTTGAATTTGAAAACGGTGCAAAGGTAACAACGCGTGTCCCTTCGACAATGACCATACGCAAATGTTACACTGCAAGTAGATTGCAGTCAGTTTTGAAACGCCGTATAAGGCTGTACACCTTGCGCTCGCTTATGGCATATTCTGTGGCGAGCCTTGCCACGATGTACGACACTTTTTCGCCCTGTGCCGACATCGAGCGGTATTCGTTGAAAAGGTCGATATATTGCACATCGTCAAGCCTTATACCAGCCTTTTGGAAGTAAATCAGTAGTTCCCTGTTCAAATTAAGTATCTCTATTACTTTCATTTTCAGAAATTTTTAGTACTTTTGCATCGTCTCACTTATTCAGCGCAATCGCGCACAACAAAAATAAACCTCTTACTGGCGAACGAGGGTATATGCCCCCGGTCGTGCCGGTAAGAGGTAACGTTGTGTTAATGAGTAAGTGAGACGACTAATTAACAGGCCGGGGGCTTTTTTATTTCCCTCCCCCGAAGGGATTGTTCTTAGTCTCGGTATAACTCCAAATTGAAATTATCCTTGCTCTTCCATCCGTCAGCCAGTGTGTCCTGGATATGCTGCATGGCTTTGGTATAGAAGTCCGTCAGTTCTTCGATGGTGCTGAACGTGTGATAGCATGGCTCATCGTCTGTTCCGAACTTGAACGTGACTGGCAATGTCTTGCCGTCAGACTGCACAGCCAAGTCGTATGCCACCTTGTAGTTGAACTGGTTCTCGTTAGAGAGCCACACGCTCATGCCGTTCCACACGAAGCCAGAAAGTATGGTCTCGTTCGTGCGGTCGTTGAACCATTCCGACACCATGGTCTTGATGGTATCCTCAGATGGTTTTCCGTTGAACTCAGCCTCCATATAGTCGGCAGATCCATCCTCGTTGTTATGCACGTCCCAGCGGACGCGCCATTTTCCTTTGACGGGGTTGGTGCATTCAAGCAGCTTTACCCCTTGTGCTCCGTTTACTCTGTTCATCATGTGAAAATGTACTTTGTTCTACCTTTGCCGAAGGTTTCCGCCTTGATGGTGGTCTCGAATGGGAAGCCGTCTGGCATTTCACTCACTTGCTGGAGAATGTTTTTCATCTCCTCGCTGTTGGTGAAGAACTTCTTCGGCTCGCCGTTCTGCTCGATGGACACGACACAGCGGTCTTCGCCCTGGCTGGTTTTGACTCCGACCTCGAAGTCTTTTACCACGATGGGCAGGTTCACCAACTCGCGGATGCTTACCACCGCACCCGCAAATCGCTTCTTGCCGTCTTCCGGCTTGTAAGCGACATTCAGATCCTTAAATGATTTCATTTTTTTGCCTGTTAATTTATTGAACAACATTATACAGTCGACGTGTTTTGCCATTCCGTAGAAACTTGCTATCAAGACACGCCTCCTTTTTCTCGATTTAACCTCGTGCATTTTTCGGGCGAACTTCTGTTTGATGCGCTTGCGCAGCAGCACATGGTCGGGATAGATGACATATCCCAGGAAGTCAATGCCCTCGTCCACGGGGAACACACGCTCGTTGGCTTTCACCTTTAAGTCGATTTGTTCCACTTGCTCATGGACGGCATCACGAATCTCCCACAGTTCCGCTTTCGATTTACCGAGTACCACGCCGTCATCACAATAGCGGTAGAAATGACGCACGCCGTACCTGTCCTTCAGATAATGGTCTAAATACACAGACAACAACAGATTGCCCAAGCCCTGCGACGAGCGTAGCCCTATGCTGATACCTTGCGGTATGATGCGGACAAAGTTGTCAAGCATGGCTATGAGCTTCTTGTCTTTGAATACCCGATGCACACTGTACATAACGAAGTCCTGGTTGACACTCTCGTAGAACTTGGAGATGTCGAACTTGTAGCAGAACCTTGTGCCTTCCGGGTCTTCCTGCATATCACGGCGAATGTACTTCATCAAGTCGTGCATTCCCCTGTCCTTGATGCTTGCGGAGGTCGTTCTGATGAATCGCTTCTTCAGATGCTTATCCACCACCGACATGATGGCGTGGACAGCGATGCTGTTCTTCAGCTTCTTGAAGAATTGGATGTGCCGTAGTTTGCCGGCCTCTATAATATCTTTCTCCTCAATGTCCTTTGCGGTCACATGGAATGTGCCAGAAGCAATACGTTCAGAGAGTTCCTTGATGACCTCCTCACGATGCGCGATCAGGTAGCGTCCTTGTCGGCTTTTCTTCCGTTTGGTGCCACTGAGAACCTGGTCGAATGATTCCGCCATGTTGGAATATTCGACTACCTCCTCTATGATATGACCTTCTCTGCGCATAGCATCAGTTGTTTTTAATGATGGAAGATATGGGCCTTCCTTTCCCCGGGCCAGACTTCTTCGAACTGTTGCCAGCCTACCAAACCCTATTGCCCGACACGTGATTTTTCAGCTTTCCAAAACATTCCAATATTTGAAACATTGGAAAGTATTGCTTTTGCTGTGGCTTGCCACCCTCGGCACCACATCGGGGACACGTCCCCATCGTTGTACGCCGATTGTTGTTGGTGAGACGCGAGCCGACATTCGTATTCGCATTCGACGCATCGTTATTCGCATTCGCATTCGACACACCGCCATTCGCGTTCGCGTTGTTGTACCCGCGATAGACCACACGGCCTATTGGGTGGCTCTACCGACTGCAAAGTTACTGAATATCTGTGCAAAACGTGATAAAATTGTTCGTTGTTACGAGTTTTGGAATGAAACGTTATAACTTTGCATCTAAAAAAGATGACAGTACTACATGATACAGGAGAAGGCTGGAATGGCTTTGTTCGAGAGCTGATTGAAGCCAAAGAGAGAGTGGAGCTTCAGCACGAATCACTAATACGCCATCAGTCAGGCATAGCCGCAACTTTAATAGGCATAATTGCTGTTTTTGGCGATATGTCACAAGGGAGTATGCTTCTTCGCTGCCTGACAGTAGCGAGTGTGTTATTTCTGTTGCTGACTGTCCTTGCTGGTGTGTTGTATTGCTTTTTGCAGTACAGACTAAAGTTGAAAGCACTGTCAAATTGCTTACGGCAATATCAAGAAGGCTCTTTTGGGGTTGTGGGGCAGGTTCCCTCACCAACCGCTTCATGGCTTGCCAAAGTCTTCCCATGGTTGTTGTGCGTGGGAATACTACTTCTATCGGCAAGCGCAGTGTGTGCTCTACTGGGGCGTTGAGAGCCTCTCTAATTTTCTCGTCTTGTATTTTTTCTTCCATATCTTGATGTGTTTTGGAAAAATGTTATTACCTTTGCATCGGATCATTCCTCGTAAGAGGATTGGACCCCACATTCAGGCAGTCTTGATTATTTCAAGTCTGCCTGTCTTACTTTAAAGCCTTTAGCTGTAATTTCGTCGTAAGTGTAGGTTTTGTCCATTCCATCAATGACCACCATTACAGTTTTTAGATTTGTTCTTCTTACTCTGTCGTGTAAAGCACTGCTCAACTCGTCTAACGAAATACCAGAATCAACAAACAAAACCAAGTCGTCCGCCTGTTTCGCCCCTTTTCTAATAAGGTTGTCGATAGAACTTTTTGTTGGCTTTGCATTGACTTTATATTCTTGTTCTATTCCCAATGTCTTGTTGTAACTATCAGCAGAAGTTTCGTTCTGTGGGTTCGCTATAAGGTCAATCTCGTAGCCGTGCTTTTCCGCAAGATACCTACCCACTCTCACGTTCTCTTTCTTTTCGGTTCTTCCATGTTTTGAGCTTA